CAAAACTTTATACCCTCATCCACCGTGTGATTGGATTAACGACGAAGGGTGTTATCCTGCAACATTCGACACTATCTCCATGGTATGGGCGACAGTTAGAGATGTTAGAGATACCACCATAGTCGCATTCCGACCAGGGTTTGCAGAGAAAAGACCGCGTGTTTGGGCACAAGGCTTGATTGCTTATCAGCATTTGCCATTTATGTTCAAAGCCACGCAAAATATTCCTTTGCTGAAACCAGTGTTGGACCCGATTTATTTCTGGCTTCAACATTATCGGTATTTGTTAGGTAAAGTGGACACGGGTTTGACCATTCCTCATATTATTGACCGCTGTAAGTTAAAGTTTTCCCAATCCCAACGGAAAGCTTATTCTTATCAGCAGTTGCAACATGAAGTGGGCAAAGAAATCATCTTAGATGATAAAATTGCATTGATTCGCAAGCTGTATCCTGATGAACAGTTTGAAGAATTGATGGGCGTGTCGTTGAGCCAAATTCAGACGAACTGCACCAATGCTATCTTTTGTGATAACCAAGAGCAGCGTTATTTGGACTCAAAGGCTTTTAAAGCCATTCACGCACCCTATTCGACCGAACGGTACGTCAATATGGCTTCATTGGACAAGCGTGTGGAAACGCCAACGACAGAATATCTATCAGTTAAAATGATAGGTGTGTTGATCTTAATCGCAATTTTGGGGTGTTTGTTAAAACCACCACCCGCAACTGTGATGGAGTCAACATGGTTATTCTACGTTATTTTCATAGCGCCCTTCATTGAAGAATATTGTAAACACACCTGGCCGATTCCTGCCACAGCAATCATTATTGCTTACGAATTTGCATTTACTTGGTTTAATCCTGCGAGTTCAAAGGTAGCAATAGCATGGCGGGTCTTCTTGTCGTGTTTCCACATTTACATGGCGTCATTGCCCCTTCAATTTGCAATAGTAACTCACATGGCGTGGAATTTGGCAGCCAGCATGGCTCTTATTAATGTCCAAATTCTTGAGTTGGCAGGATTTTTAATCACTGCACATCAAAACACTACCAGTGAAACCGGCCAAATGCCCATAACATATGTCCAAAACATGATTCGCGATACAATCGCTGAATTCTTTCACCATATGTGGTTTGTTTTACGTTCTACAATAAATGCATTTAGAAACGCTTTAGCAAACCGTCCGGTTGCTGCCATCCCATTTTGGCATGCACTCTTGTTGTTTGCGGTTGTCCTTTGCACAATATTGATTGTTCGATTGACCAAGAAAATTCCTGTTGAACCATCACGATGGATGACTTTTTGCCAGGCTTATTACAATCAACCATGGGATTGTCGACCCAGTGTTTTTAACTGGGTTTGTTCCAATGACTTGTCCAGATTTTCTCCTGAAGAATCTGCTGTCATGAAGGAGACATCCAGCCGTTATGAACCGGTCCAAAAGTGTCCTATATTAAGACGCGTCATCAAATCATTGATGTTTTATGACACCGCTGATGTCGGTCTTGAGCAAGACACAGAGACGAAAGTTTATTGGCTGTTGCCTACTAATATGCCTGGGTACGCCCCTGCCCGAACGTGGGCCAACTTGCTTGCAGTCGTTGACTCTCGCATTTTGAAACGCGCACCTATGGATCCTGATGACCAGGCGGAAGCCTGGGAGGGAGTGAGAACATTGCCAGTGCAATATGATCATTACATAGATTGGGATCATCATTTGATGGATTGGGCTTTGAAATTCCCATGCGGTTATAAGACCAAACGTGTTTTAGACGCATTGGATAAAGTCCAAACCCTCGGGCCTTTAAATCCATACCATCGAGCTTTTCATCATGCTCAAGTGATGGTTAAAACAGATGAATTATTATTGAAAGTCGACGCCAATGGCTATCCTCAGATGAAACCACGTGCTCTAATCAACGTGTCTTGTATGGCGCAAGTCACACTAGGCCCTTATTTTTATGAGGCCACACGCAGATTAAAAGAGCAGTGGAATCCTTCATGTCACGCAACCCCATACAATAGTGTTCACCGCGGTTCATATCAAATCGTGGTGGTATTTGGTGCTGGGTTGACTGCCGATGCTCTTAATGAATTTTACCTCAATGCAACGTCGCATGTTTTTATTCCGACAATTTTTATTATTGCAGCAGGTGATGATTCATTGATCATTGTCAACAGTGGCATTTCAGTGATTATTTATGAAGGGGATGCAGCCATGTTTGACCAATCACAATCAACAGGGCCCCTCGCATTGGAACGGGAATTCTTTTTGGCACAAGGTGCACCTAATGCACTATGGCATGTGTTAGAAAATCTCGATGAAGCCGTTCTCTTGGGTGTTGAACGAAAAACCGACCGAGTCATCAAAGTTGACCGGTCAGAACGGCCAATGCGTAACACAGGAGGTCCTAACACCACGTACGGTAACACTGTCGTGTTGTTGCATGGGTCAGCCCATGTGGTC